GAATACACGGGCTGTCAAGTAATCCAACAGCGTTTCGCTCAAAAGGCGGAAAAACAAATCTTGATGAATTTGACTCGGCACTCTGATCAGCCCAAAATGTATGCTGCTGCCAAACCCTACGCGTGACATGGGGTTATGACATGCGCATTTTGAGCACATATCAGTCAAGCGTGAGCCTGTATGCCCAGTTTGTAAAAGACGCAAAAAAAGCAGTTGCAGACGGCAAAGTTCCTACTTTTTCGCTGCATACGGTTACAATATACGATGCAGTTGAGCAGGGTTTGTTAGACCGGATAATGGGGCACAAAACAACTATCGAAGAGAGGGAAGCATGGCTGGCCGAAGAAAAAGCAGCGTGCGGAGATGAAAATATCTGGCTCCAGGAATACTGCTGCATACCTGTCAGTGAAAACGATGCGTTCCTCACCTGGGATTTAATCCGGCCATGCGAAGATTCCGGCGCCGGCAAACCGGAATTGGCCGGAACCGGTGCATTTTACATCGGAAATGACATCGGCAGACGACACGATCTTGCAGTATTCTGGGTGATAGAAAAAGTTGGCGATGTGTTCTGGACGAGAGAAGTTGTTAAATTAAAAGATGCATCATTTGCAGTCCAGGATGACGAACTTGACAGGCTGGTTGCTGCATATAAGCCCGTCAGAATCTGTATGGATCAGACAGGCATGGGAGAAAAACCGGTTGAAGACGCAAAGCGAAGACACGGCAATTACAGGGTTGAAGGCGTTGGGTTTACCGGGCCGGTAAAACAGGAGCTTGCGTTTGAGCTGCGCCGCAGATTTGAAGACCGGCAGGTAAGAATCCCTGTAGATCAGGACATCCGCAGAGCGCATCACGCCGTAAAAAAAACAGTTACTGCCGCAGGAAACATAAGATTTGACGCAGACAGAACCGATAAAGGCCATGCCGATGAATTCTGGGCGCACGCCCTGGCCCTGCACGGGGCGTCTAATCCGGCAGGCCAGATAGAATTTGAAAGCACAGGAAAAAAAAGAACATGCAGATCATCTTCAATGAGAAATTTTATAGGATCTTAAATGCCTGAAGAAAAAAAAGCAAAACCAGTCATCGACGAAATCGCCACATCTCAAAAAGATATGGATATTTTTTCAGGATGGGTCAATCGCCTGGAAAACCCTGATCCAACGCTCAGAACAGAGGCACAAGGAAAAGGGCTCAAGCTCTACGATGAAGTAAAACGGGATTGTCATGCAGGCAGTGTGCTGCACACAAGATACCTCGCGGTTGTAGGGAAAGACTGGAACGTAATTCCGGCTGACGCAGGGTCAGATGAACCTGACAAAAAAAATGAAGAGATCGCTGCATACGTGAAAGACACGCTTGCAGCCACTAATTTTGGCCAGGCAATGCAAGAGCTGTTACAGGGTATTTTGTATGGATTTTACGTTGCAGAAGTGATCTGGAAAATAACAGACACAGGACTGAAAATATCAAAAATAAGATCAAAGCATCCGCGCAGGTTTACGTTTACACCAGACAGACAGCTCATGCTGCTGACACCTGACAATATGATCGACGGCGAAGCATTGCCGGGTAAAAAATTTATACAGTTTTCTTTTGGATCGTCTGACAACCCGTACGGTGAAGGTCTCGGTCAATCGCTGTGGTGGCCGGTTTGGTTCAAAAAGCACGGCATTAAATTCTGGATGATATTTTTGGAAAAATTTGGCATGCCGACTGCTGTAGGCAAATATCCGTCAGGCACGGATGCCACACAACAGGCCGCACTTCTCGAAGCGATTGATGCAATTCAAAACGAAACCGGAGTAAAAATACCAGACACGATGGCCATCGAACTGTTAGAAGCAACCCGCAGCGGAAACGTAACATACGAATCGCTGTGCGAATACATGGACAAACAGATATCAAAACGGGTACTTGGCCAAACTGCAACAACAGAAGGAACACCAGGCAAGCTTGGAAACGAGGATGCTCAAAGTGATGTCCGCCAGGATTATCTCGAATCAGATGCAGGCCTGCTGTGCGAATGTCTGAACGAAACCGTTGTGCGCTGGCTTGTTGATTATAATTTTCCGGGAGTTACACAATATCCGAAACTTGAAATCCGCGTGCAAGAAGAAAAAGACTTAAAACCACAGGCAGAGCGAGACAAAATTCTCGTGTCTGACATAGGCCTTCCGGTCGGCAAAAAATATTTTTACGACACCTACGGAATAGATAAACCAGGCGAAGACGAAGAGGTTGTAACGCCTCAAATAAAAAACAATCCTGCCGGCATCAATCCGCAGGAATTGAAATTTGCAGAAGTAGGGGCGGATTCCATATCCGTCCCTGATATATACGCAGACAGGCTTGATAAGCAAGCCTCCGGTATGGTTGCAGATTTAATTGATCCGATTCGCAGTCTAATTGAAAATGCAGAAAGCTTAGAAGCTGTCAGAGACGGGCTGTTCGACCTGTATCCTGATATGGATGCATCTGATCTTGGGAATTTAATGCAAAAAGCATTTACAGCAGCCGATCTGCTCGGCCGATACGAGGTTGACAATGGCAGTTGATACCCATTTTAAAAATTTAGCTTTTGACGAAGCAATCAAATTTTTCAAAGAGAAAATATCTATCCCGACTCAACGATGGGATGACCTGTGGAAAGCCCAGCATGCTAAAGGGTTTATGGTTGCAGGCGCCATGAAAGCAGATATTCTCGTTGATTTTCACGACACAATTGAAAAATCAATATCAGACGGCATGACCCTGGAAGAATTCAGGAAAGACTTTGATTCTATTGTTGAAAAGCACGGATGGGCATACCAGGGCGGCCGCAACTGGCGCACAAGAGTAATTTTTGAAACAAACATCCGCACAGCCTATATGGCAGGCAGGTATGATCAAATGACGGATCCGGCCGTGGTCGAAGCCCGGCCATACTGGGAATACAGACACGGAGACAGCATCAACCCGAGACATGAACATCTTGCCTGGGACGGAAAAGTGCTACCCGCAGATGACCCGTGGTGGCAGACGCATTATCCTCCTAACGGCTGGCGCTGCAAGTGCAAGGTTTTTGCACTTTCAAAGCGTGATTTAAAGCGGCTTGGCAAAAAAGAGCCTGACCATGCGCCTGATGACGGCACGTATCAGTGGACAGACAAGGCAGGTAAAACCCATACCATCCCCAACGGCATTGATCCGGGATGGGATTACAATGTGGGACATGCGGCGGCAGATAAAGGGGCGATTGACCTTTCAAAATACCCGCCGGAACTGAAAAAACATTTTAAAACAACAGGAGAAAAATCATGACATACTTCAAGGGGTTTGATGACTGGATTGAAATTTTCAGGGGAGGAAAACAGATTGACAGCAATGGCCGTGAGCATGACGGCGATGCTGTGATTGATAGAGCCATTGCGACATTTAACGCATCTAATCATGAGCCGCCTGTTGTGGTCGGCCATCCCAAAGATAACTGCCCCTGCATACGGCTGGGTTGAGGGCCTGAAAAAACGCAGGAAACACCCGTGCTTGACAAAAAGTAAAAAACTGTGGTTCCTGAGTTCCAGTCCGCTGTTGAAAATGGCCTGTATAAAAAACGTTCAGCGAGTTTTTATCCGGATGGGCGGCTTCGGCATGTAGGGTTCCTTGGGGCTGCACCGCCTGCGGTTAAAGGTCTGGCAGATATCGGATTCGAAAATGGCGAAAATCAAACCACGTTTGAGTTTGGCGAAGACATCGGGAGCATAGAAGCAGAAAAAACAAATTCACAGGCAACACAAAAAAAGGAGGAGACTATGGCGTACACGGAAGATCAACTTCAGGCAAAGCTGGATCAGCAAAAAACAGAGTTTACAAAAACGCTTGAGGCAGCAAAAAAGCAGGCGGCTGACGAAGCACTTAAAAAAGCAAACGCAGAGTTTGCTGAAAAAATGAAACAGGCCGCACGAGAGGCACGAGGCAGGGAGATATCTGCTTTCTGCGACACGATGCTTAAGGAGGGAAAGATAATTCCAGCCTGGGCTAAATCAGGGCTGGCTGAGTTTCTTTCGAACCTCGATGCGGAAAACGTGGTGGAATTTTCCGAGGGCAATAAAACATCAGCGCTGGACTGGTTCAAAAATTTTCTTAAAGAGCTGCCGAAGGTAGTTGAATTTAAGGAGATTGCATCCCGGGACAAAGATGTTGGTGCAGGCGATGCAGGTGCAAAACTGGAGAAGTTAACCAGAGACAAAATGGACGAAAAAAAGATCGGCTACAGTGCGGCGTTTGCAGAGGTGCAAACCGAACACCATGATCTTGTTAATGATTACATGACGGAAATGAAAGGAGAAAAATAATATGGCGACCGAAAACAAAGTGATAGACTTGTCTTTTGAGGCCGGAGAAGACCTGTCAGCCGATCAGTACAGGTTTGTAGTCCTCGACACAACGACAGCAAAGGTTCGCAGGCCGAATGCTGCAACCGACATTCCTATCGGCGTGCTTCAAAACGCCCCTGCATCGGGTGCTGCAGCGAGCGTAAGGCCGGTTGGGTGCGGAGGCGTATCAAAAATCGTACTCGGGGCAACGCTTACCGCAGGCGTGCTTGCTACCCTGGAATATGTCGACGCAGCAGATGCAGGAAAAGCAAAGGCTGCTGCAACAACTGCATACACAGCCGGGATATTGATTGAGGGAGGATCCGAANNCGAACCTTGGGTCGATCCTTCTGGCACCAATGACCGTCCACGTGTAAAAAATTCAGGTTAAAAACAAAACCAAAAAGGAGGACATTAAATGCCTATAGTAAAAGACTTAATTGTAGCAGGGCCGCTTGCAAACGTGTCTGTCGCCTACAAAAACAAAGATTACATAGCGGATCAGGTGTTTCCCATAATTGACGGGGCTGATCCAAAAGCAAAAATAACCAAATATTTGAAAGGCGCGTGGTTCAGGGATGAGGCAGGCATCCGCGCCCCCGGAACAAGGGCGAAGCGCGGCGGGTATCCTCTCACAAGCGTTTCTCTTTCAACCGACGAATATGCTTATGCGGCAGAAGTAACCGATGAAGATCGACGGTTTGTAAAAAGCCAGGGTGCTCCTGTATTCAAACCGGACCAGGATGCGATCGAGCTTGCAGCAGACAAAATCGATTTGAAAAAAGAAAGAAGAGTTTCAGCAGCTATTACCGGCACCACATGGGTGGACGGCAACTCAGGCGGCGAGGATGCCGAAGGGTTATGGTCGCCTGCAGGGTCAACGAATACGTTTCTTGCAGACATTACAAAAGGGACCAAAGCCATCAAAACAGCAACGGGAATCAGGCCGAATACGCTGATTATTGATTTTGCAACGTATATGGCGACTTAAGGAATGCGCCGAAATTCTTGAACAAAATCAAACTACACCCAGCGTCGGGGTTTTAACGGTGGATCTGCTTGCAGCCTATCCTTGATCTCGATACCGTTCTGGTAGGGTCAGCGGTTTATTCGGACGCAGAAGAGGCAGCAGCAGGTACGGACTTCAATGCCGTTGATATCTGGACGGTTACAGCAACAAAGGGGATGGGTTTTCTCTACTATCGTGCACCCAAGCTGGGGTTGAAAGTACTTACGGCCGGCCTGCAGGTAAGAGTTGCCTATGAAAACGGCCAGGCACGAAGGACTACAACATGGAGGGAAGCCGCAGAACATCAGGATGTGTACGAGGTGGCAGAGGAAACAGACATTGCAGTAGTGGCCTCTGACGTTGGCTATCTGTGGGCTGACACATACGCAACATAATCAAAGCAACATAATTAAAGCAACATAATTTAACAGTGGGCCGAGTGTCATGCCCGGCCCACCGTTACAATGCGGAGAAAATCCATGAAAATAAAATACACAGGCCCAAGCCCCAGCGTAAACATAGGCGACCGGGTGCAAAAAAAAGATGAAATCATTGATTATCCTGATGATTTTGCAAAAGAGCTCCTGGCAACAAGCAAAAAACAAAAGTTTGTATGCGTTGGAAAGCCGGAGGAAAAACCGCCGGAAAAACAGGAAGAAACCAGTGGAAAACCTGAAAAAAAAGCACAGGTTAAAAAGGACAAGTAATGCCATATTGCACCCTTGACAGACATACAGGAACAGATNCCTCGAAGATGAGCTTATACAGCTCACAGACGACAGCGACACAGGAGCGGTTGACACTACCGCAACAGACCGTGCCATAGCGGATGCAGATGCAGAGATCAACGGATATTGCGCAGAACGCTATGCAGTGCCGTTTTCTCCTGTGCCTGATATTGTCCGCAAGTTTTCCGTTGATATCTGCATATATAACCTGTTTTCAAGGCGACAGGGCGCAAGTGAAGACAGAAGAAACCGCTACAACGATGCCATCCGTTTTCTGCAAAATGCTGCAAAAGGGATTGTTACGCTGGGTGTAGATTCTCCTGAAGAAACAACACAGGATACGGTTTCCGTATCTACATCAAAAACCGATCGCATTTTTTCAACCGGCAGAAAATCAGACGGATCCGCCGGGTCTTTAGACGGTTATTAATATGGGCATAAGCTTAAACATAGAAGTAGATGATCATAACGTTCAGGATTTACTGGCTGTTACACAGCGCCGTTTACAGAATCTAACGCCTGCGTTTAAAAACATCGGCGAATACATGATCAGGCAAAGAGAAGAGCTTTTCAGGGATGAAAAAGCACCTGACGGCAAACCCTGGGTTGCGCTTGCAGAAAGCACAAAAAATTCCATTTTCAGAAAGAAAAAACGAAGCAAAAAAGCATCTTTGCGATCGGTCACAAACAAAAAAATACTTACACAGGATCATCACCTCAGACGCACGGTTTACAGGGCAGGCAGCGATCATGTTGTTGTTGGTCCGGATAAAACCAGCCAGGCCTACGCTGCCATACACCAGTTCGGCGGCAAGGCAGGCAGAGGAAGAAAAGTTTTGATACCTGCCAGGCCTCACCTTGGCGTAAATGACGAAGACAAAAAAGAATTTATTGAAATTATCAGGGATCATCTGATCTCAGGACTGGTGTAATTATGCATGAATTTGAAGAACTTGAAAATGCCGCCCTGGCCGCCCTTGCGCCATTACAGGCATCAACCGGCGTGAGAACAATAGAAGCATATGCAGGCCAGCTTGAAGTTGAGGATCTGTCGAGAATTACAATCAGATTCCCATGCATTTACGTAATGGCAGACGGTCTGAAAATCACACGTAAAAACAGCATTGATGATTGCAGTATATCGCTGCTGATGCTGGTCGGAGATCAAAACTACAGAAGCAATTCAGCCGCGGCAAGAGGCGATGCCAAAGCCCCCGGCGTGTATGCGATTCTTGAAGCTGCAAGAAACGCTTTGCACCGTCGTAAAATGTTTGCAAACTGGTCGCCGATGTATCTGGTGTCAGAAGAACCGCAGGTATATGAACCGAAAAAAGGATTGTGTCTGTACACTGCAAAATATGAAGTCCAGGCACAAAGAAATTTATAAAACAATCAAAACAAGGAGAATAATCATGCCATTAGCATCAAGTGCAGATAACATCAGATACAACGGGACCGGCCGGTGTTACGCAGGGGCAGTAGGCGGAGCATCATTCGATGAGCTGGGAGATATGGAAAACCTTAATTTTAACATGGCCGTAAGCACCGACAAACTTAAAACA